ATGCAACATTGTGATGTTTGCACTTACGAGTGGAAATGTACTGCTCGATGTAAGTGTTTATTGGGTAAAATTAAGCCTGAAGAGATTGAGGTTGAAATGCCTAAACCTATTCCAGTTCAAACCACTAGAGGGGTGACTATGAGTAATGTAGTTCCACTCAAGAAAAGAGGAAGGAAAAAGAAAGATGCCTAATATCGGTGGAAAGAAATTCCCTTACACAAAAGAGGGTATGAAGAAGGCTAGTGTTTACAAAGCCAAAGTTAAAAAGAAAGTTAAGAAGAAATCCAAATGATTGTCAGGCTTTATCGCAGACCGAAAAAGGAAGCTCCAATATTAGAGTTGGTGACTTGTAATGGATGTGTAACCCCTAAGCTATGTAAAAGAAGTGGAAAATGTGATGTCGATGACGAAATCCAAAAAAAACGTGCCGATTTGGAACAAGAAAAGACCGAAGTCATTGAAAAAATCCACCCCCCTATCAAAAAACCAAATCGCCTCAGCCAAACAAAGAGCCAAAAAAGCGGGAAGAAAGTATCCTAATTTAGTGGACAATATGGCTGTCGCAAGGAAGAAAAAATAATGGCAAAAATGACAGATGAAAGATTGGGATCTATTATCCAGTCTGAAATTACCGATAGCCAAAATCACTTTGAAACTGAGTATTCAGCAGACAGATTAAAGGCTATTGACTATTATTTGGGTGAGCCATTTGGCAATGAGATTGAAGGCAGAAGCTCTGTGGTATCTACTGACTTTGCTGATGCAGTTGAGCAGATCATGCCATCGCTTATGCGTATTTTTACCAGTTCCGATAAGTATGTCAGGTATGCTCCGAGAACTGCTGAGGATGTTGAAAAAGCCGAACAGCTAACAGATTATGTGAACTATATCATCAATAACGACAATGATGGTTATAGGATTATGTATAACTGGTTTAAGGACAGCCTAATGTTTAAGTTAGGTGTTGTTAAGTATTGTTGGGATGAGACATCTACAATTCAGGAAGAAGAATATGAGGGTTTAACTGAAGAAGAGTTGGCTTTGTTATTGGCTAACCCTGACATTGAGGTTGTTGAAAGGCAAGAGAACTACACCACTGTTATAAATGAAATGGGTGAAGAAGTTCAGGTTCTTAACAGCTATGATTTAAAAGTTAAGATTACTAAGAAGTCAGGCAAGATTAAGATTGAGAATGTGCCACCTGAGGAGTTTTTATTTAACCGCAGGGCTAAGTCTTTAGAAGACTGTTATTTTTTATGTCATAAGACAACTATGTCAGTGAGTGATTTGGTGTCTATGGGATATGACAGAAAACTCATTGAAGACAATGCAGGCATGATTGATGGCGAGATAGATGAGGAAAGACAAAGACGTTTTGAAGATCTAGAAAGTCAGTCAGGCAATGATCCAGTAGACCCGTCACAACATGAAGTTGTGGTACATGATATCACAATGAAGGTTGACTATGATGACGATGGCATCGCTGAAATGCGTAGGATCTTATCTATTGGTGATGGCGGAGATGTAATATTAGAAAATGAAGTTGTAGATTACATTCCTTTCGCAGTTATATCACCAATACTTATGCCTCATAGACTTGTTGGAAGATCTTTATTCGATCTAACACAAGACTTGCAGACAATTAAATCAACATTGTTAAGACAATATCTTGACAGCACATATCACTCAGTATTGCCGAGAATGGTGGCTGTCGAAGGTCAGGTTAATCTTGACGATTTATTGGATGGAACAGCAGGCGGTATTATCAGGACAAGACAAGCGGGTGCAGTTCAGCCTTTAACTGGTCAGGGTATTGGTGGTGAAATACAGCCACTGATGCAATATCTAGATCAGGTAAAAACATCTAGAACTGGAATAAGTGAAGCAAGTCAAGGTCTTGACCCGTCAGTTCTGCAAAGTACAACCGCTTCGGCTGTTAGTGCTACTGTTAGAGGCTCTCAGCAAAAACTAGAGAGTTACGCAAGAACAATGGCTGAGACTGGTGTTAAGGATTTATTTAAGGGCATATTGCACCTGATATCTGCCTATCAGCAACAGCCTCGTATTGTGAGATTAAGAAATAATTTTGTGTCTGTAGATCCACGAGAGGGTGATAGCGGGTACGATGTAATTGTTAATGTAGGGTTAGGAACAGCCGATGACGAACAAAAAATCAGTTTTCTCCAAGCTATTGCACAAAAGCAAGAGACTATTTTGCAAACTTTGGGAGCAGACAATCCGATTTGTAACTTATCTCAATACGTTAATACCTTACGACAAATTACCGAAATTGGGGGATTTAAAGATGCTAATCAGTTCTTTAACCCGCCTCAGGCTGTGCAGATGCAAATGCAAATGCAACAGCAACAACAGCAAGGGCAAGAAAATCCAGTAGCACAAGCTGAGATGCAAAAGGCTCAGGCTGAGATTGAAGCAAAGAAGATGAAGATAGAGGCAGATATTGCACTTGCTAGAGAAAAGGCACAAGCGGACATTCAGCTTGCAAGAGAAAAGATGCAGGCAGAGTTAGAGATGCGAAGGCAAGAGCTAACTATGGAAGCCGAGTTAAGGGTGGCAAAGGCGGTTACTGATGCAGAAATCTCAACCAATTTACCGAGAGCATAATTTTTTAGGAGATATTTTATTTTTGGTGGCACATTCGATGACCCACCATCACTATAAGATGCACTCCATAAAAAGAATATTTATCCCGCCAGTTAGATATGGGCAGTATAGGGTTTTCTATTTTGACTCAAAACCAACTGGTGTTTGCACATGGGCATGGGTATCCGATGAGATCCTGCACAAGCTAAAACATGAGAATTATTTGATACAGCCGAATGATTGGCAGTCAGGTGATAATTTATGGTTTGCGGATTGGATTAGTCCATTTGGCAGAACAAGGGAAATGGTTCGCTCTATGAGAGAATTTGTAACGAAAAATTTTGGAACAAATGTAAAGGGTCAATGGTACAGACCATCGAAAAGGAAAAAAGGCTATGCGATTTCAAATAAAAAAATTACTTGAAGGATATGATCCTGCCGACCTAATCGAGCAGTCAATGTATTGCTTTGGATCTGATGGTGGTGATAGCGGTGGCGGTGATAGCAGTTCTATGGGTATGGATGATGATGTATCTGCTCAAGCCAGTGTAAGCGACACCTCAAGCAACAATGATAGTTCTAGCGATATGGGGCTAGATAGTTCAGTAGCCGACCAACAAAATGTATCAGCGAATACAAATGCTCAAGACAATTTCAGCAATATGGATAATTTTAGTTATCCAAATACACAGAACTTTAGTGTTCAACAAATAGACCCATATGACATACAGCAAACTCAAGCACAAAACTTTGCTTCAAATATCGGTTTAGCTACTATGGCAAATGCTGACTTGTCTCCTGAGGCAATGGCATCTATTGGCACAACTGGTTATTCTCCTGATAGTGTGACTGGCTTTGCCAACCCAACTGATGTAAGTGATTTCACAACAGCCGATCAAATGGCTTCTATGTCAAATGTAAATAATATTGCTAAAATTGGAATGTTTCCTAACATTCCTACCCCTTTAGGTGCTGTAATAAACAACATAAGTAAGATGGGGTCACAAAACACAATTGATAACATCAATATGGGCTACACACCAACATATTCAGGCGGTCAGGTAACTGGCACAACTGGTTTTGGGATAGGTATGGGAAGCCCTACTGGTGCTGTTGATGGTTATGGTATTTTTTCAAATACTTCACCCTCAGAAATGAGTTTTGGTGGTATGAGCAATATGGGTGGCAACGAAAGCGAGCCAATAAAGCCTGCCACAACTAATCCAGTTAGCGGACAGCCAATATGCCCTGATGGCTATAGGTTTGATGACGATTTGCAGGCTTGCAGGCTAGACACAACAAGACCAAATAGACCAAACAACCCTAACCCATTTCCTGCTAATGAGGCTTATTATAGGGCTACAACTTTAGATAAAGCCCCGTTGAATTTACCAAGCGGTTTTGACTTTAACAAAGCTAATCAGAACTTTGTAAGTCAGTTTGCCTATAGACCTTCAGCATATCAAAACCAAATGGGGCTAAGTGGATTTACACCTTTTAGGAGATCTTAATGCAGGAAGGCAGTGCAAGAGAGGATCTAGAAAAGGGAGGCAAGGCTGACATTCTTCTCAAGAACGTAGTCTTTATAGAGGTCTTTGAAAATTTAGAAAAACAATTTTTAGATGCGTGGAGAAACTCACCACTGAAGGACAGTGAGGAGAGAGAACGCATTTACTATCTTTACCAGTCTTTGCAGGCACTTAAATCAGGAATAGAGAATGTTAGTGCTAATGGAAGGATTGCTAAGGCTCAGTTAGACAGACTAATTGGGAAATCAAAATAATATAAGGGAAAACAATTATGGAAAATGTAAACTCGAAAGAGAGCGGTTCTATATCAGTAAACGAAGCAATTGACAGATTATTACCTCAAATGGAAGCAGAAGCTAACCCTGAAGTTGAGGCAATAAACGAGCCTGAAGAAGAGGCTCAAGTATCAGAAACAACAGAGCAAGAGGAAGTCTATGAAGAAGATATCTCCGATGAAGGCGAAGAAGTAGAAGATACAACCGATCAGGAAGATGATGACGAAGAAGCCGAAGAAGAAGTCCAACTCTACAAAGTCAAGATTGATGGAGAAGAGGCAGAGGTAACTTTGGAAGAGGCTCTAAGTGGTTATCAGAGAGAGCGGACTTTTCATAAACGCATGAACGAAATCTCACAAAAGAGCAAAGCGATTGAGGCAGAAAGTGCTGAGACGAAGCGGTTGAGAGATGAGTATGCGAGAGGACTTCAGCAATTGGAGCAAGCACTAAGAGTGCCTGAGCCTAATTGGGAAGAACTGCGAAGAACAAAAACCAATGAAGAGTTTGCAAGTATTCACGCAGAATACCAAATTCAACAAAACAATTTAGCTAAAGTACAGCAACAACAGCAGGCTATTATGTCTCAACAGCAGGCGGAAGTACAAGCACAATATCAAAATCACCTAAAGGCTGAGTTTGATACAATGCTCGATAAGATCCCTGCGTGGAGAGATGAAAAGGTCAGAGAAGCTGAGAGGTCAAAAGTGATCTCATATGCTAAATCCAAAATGGGTTACACCGATGATGAAATTGCTCAGGCAAGTGATCATCGAGCCATTGTAACTTTGAGGAAGGCAATGTTGTATGATGAGTTAATGGGTGGCAAAACTCAAGCCAAAAGAAAGGTTAAGGTTGCCCCGAAAATGGTTAAAGCAGGATCTCCGAAAACAAAGTCTGAAGTTGTATCGAAACGTAATCAAGACATGATGAAACGTTTTAATAATAACAGCACTATAGAAGGTGCTGTGGAACTACTTTTAAACAGATCAGCCTAAAGGAGAAAACTAATGGCGACACATACCACAACTACAGCAGTTGGAGAGAAAGAACAACTAGCTGATATTATCTATAAGATTGATAGTGATGAAACTCCTATCTTTTCTTTAGCAAAAAAAGAAACAGTGAATGGCACACTCGTTGAGTGGCAAGTTCAGGAACTAGCTACAGCAGGACAAAACAGTCTTTCTGAAGGTGCAGATGCAACTTACGCAACTCCAACTGCAACAACAAGACTTAACAACTACACTCAGATTGCAGGAAAAGACTTTGCAATCTCAGGAACATTGGAAGCTGTTGATAAGGCAGGAAGAGCGAAGGAAAGTGCTTACCAGTCAGTGTTAAAAGGACTTGAGTTAAGAAGAGACATCGAGAAGATTATCGGAGATCTTAACGTAGCTAAGTCAGGCTCTGAGCCTCGTAAGACAGCTACCCTTATCACATGGATGACAAATGGATCAGCAGATCCTGCGGACATTTCATTTGGTACTGGTGATGGTTCTGATGTTGCAGATTTAACTGGAACTGAAGAGGCTTTAACATTAGCCAAAATTGACACTGCCGTTACTCAGGCATGGCAAGATGGCGGTAAGCCGAGAGTTTTAGTTTGTGATGCAACAAACAAAGCTAACATTTCTGACTTATCACAAGCAGGAACAAATCTTGTAACAAATCAGGTAAACACAACTCAGGGTCAAGCCCCTTCATTTGTGGGTGCAACTTCTGTTTACTTAACAGATTTTGGAACTCTTGAGTTAACACCTTCAAGATTTATGTCTAATGACAAGTTATTTGTTATTGATCCTGATCACATAAAGATCGGAACTCTTAATGGAAGAAATTTCACTAAGACAACGTTGGCTCGCACAGGAGACGCAATTAGAGAGCAAATTTTGTCGGAGTTTGTTTTGATGCCCACTGCCCCAAAAGCTCATGGTGCAGTTATTGGTTTATCAGGTTCTTAATAACTAGCGATGAGAGGGCGATTAATTTCGCCCTTTCTATTTATAGGGGAAACAATGTCTAGAATATTATCAAGAAATCCATATTCGCAGAAAGAAACTTTTTGGCATGACAATAACGATGGCACTTACACCATCGAGACAAAACAGCATATTAAAGCCGTTTTGGAAGCCAACAAAAGAAAAGCAAATGACTACGAAAAAGGATCTTTGATTGGCAATACACAAAGACACTGGCAACACGTTGCCGAGATACCAAACAATTTATATCTAGAACTTATGCAAAAGTTTGGAGATCCAAAGGATAACCCTGAAGCCTCTAAGAAGTGGAAGCAGTGGCTTAACGATAGTGATAACAGATTTTTTAGAACTGGCGGAGGCTCGATGTGAGCATATCAACATATTCAGAATTAAAAACTGCGGTAGCAAACTTTTTAGCTAGATCAGATCTAACCGATCAGATCCCTAACTTTATCCAGTTAGCTGAGGCAAGACTGTCTAGAGAGTTAGAGACTAGAGATCAGGAAAAAAGAGCGACTGCCACATTGACAAGTGGTGATGAGTTTATAGCCCTTCCGACTGACATGAGAGAGGTCAGGGAGATTAAGCTAAACACAACTCCCAATGTCGTATTAGAATATAAAAGCCCGACAGCCTTAGACACTGCCTATACTGGCGGAAGTGGCAGACCTTCAGCCTATTCTATTGTTGGTGGTGAGTTAAAGATAAGACCTATACCTGATAACAATTACACAGCCGAAATTATTTATATCGGTAGCCTTACTGCCCTATCAGACAGCAATGCAACAAATGTGATGTTAACTCGTCATCCTGATGCTTATTTATCAGGGGCATTGGTTGAGGCTTACACCTATTTAATGGATGAACAAAGGGCATCAACATATGATGCTAAGTTTACAAGATCTATAGAAGAGATAAGAAAAGACGAACAAAGATCTCACTATGGAACTGGTGCTTTGCACATATCATCAATCTACGCAAAACAATCATCGTCTGCATCATAGGAGAAATAAATGTCAGCAATGTCAGATTATCTAGAACTTAAATTTCTAGATCACTTTACTGGAACAGCCTCAACGTCTGCTCCCTCAGCAGTTTATTTAGGATTATCTACTGGAAGTTTTGCCGATGATAATTCAGGTACAGAATTAACTGGTAACAACTACTCAAGAAAAGCAATTACTTTTGCTTCTGCTTCAAGTGGTTCTATATCAAGCAATGCAAGTGTAGAGTTTGACCCTGCGACTGGTGCATGGGGTACAGTGTCGCATTGGGCAATATTTGATGCTAGTTCAGCAGGTAACCTTTTATTTCATGGTGCATTTACATCATCAAAAGTTATAGCAAGTGGAGATATATTAAAAGTAGCAAGTGGTTCTTTAACAATTTCTGCTGATTAAGGTTTTATTATGGCTACCTTAGAACAGTTAGATAGTTGGGGGAGCATTGATGCTCTTGATGTTTATGGAACACTAGAACAGCTAGACAATTTAACTTTACATGAGGCAAGTGCGACAGCCTCAGTATCAGCCAGTGTAAGTGCTAGTGCTGTAAGAATACAAGTTGCTAGTGCTAGTGCATCGACTGCTTCAACAGTAACAGCGACTGCAAATACAGTCTTTTTGGTAACAGCGAGTTCAGCATCAATTGGAACTGTATCAGCTACCGCCAATTACGAAGTAACAGTTGTTGCTAATGGAAGTGTTAATGCAACAGTATCGGCATCTTGTTTAAGGATATTACCGACAGTAACAGCAAGTGTATCTGTAAGTGGCACAGCGACAGCAACACCTATTTTAATTGCTGATATGGATGCAAGTGCGACCACAGTAGCCACTGAGGAAGCCACCGCTAACTTTGAGGTGTTTACGACAGCTACTGGCAGTGCTTTGGCTAGTGCTGATGTTACCGCAAAAATCATTGGTGAAGATTGGGTTGAGGTTGAAGAAGGATCAGAGGTTTGGGCAATACAAAATATTGGCTCAGAAGTATGGACAACTCAAAGTGTTGGAAGTGAGGTTTGGTTAAGGCAATGATAGATTTTGGTGAATGGTTGCCTGATCAGCAGGCTATAGCAAGTCCTCTTCAGGTGGCAAAAAATGTTATACCTTCTGCTGTCGGATATTCTGCTGTTAAAAATCTTAGCGACTTTTCTTTAGCAGGAGATGCAAGACTGCAAGGCATATTCTCTAAAAAAGATAGTAGCGGTGGTGTAGAATTATTTGCAGGCGATGCAGGCAAACTATACAAATTTAATTCTGTTACAAGCCAATTAGACGATGTATCAAAGTCGGGTGGCTACACTTTAGGAGTAGACCAGTATTGGAACTTTTGTTCATTCGGTAACAAAATTATTGTTGCAGGAGATACATCACAAAGATTGCAGTTTATAGCCTCAGGAGGAACTCAATTTGCTGATCTGTCTGCTACAGCACCGCAAGCAAGATATGTGGCTGTTGTTCGAGACTTTGTTGTCACTGGTTATTCAGGTGGTGAAAGCAGGGTTACATGGTCGGCTATAAATGATGAGACAAGTTGGACAGCAGGAACTGATCAGTCAGATTTTCAGGAAATACCTGATCAGGGTCATGTAAAAGGTTTAGTTGGGGGTGAATATGGTATTATATTTATGGATAATGCCATAGTCAGAATGACATATGTCGGTAGTCCATTAATATTCCAGTTTGACACTGTAGAGACTGGCAGAGGATTGGCTTTTGAAGGTGCTTATGCAAGCCTTAGCCCGTCAGAAATATTTTATTTAGCTGAAGATGGTTTTTACTTTTGGAATGGTCAGCAAAGTGTTCCAATCGGTGCTGAGAAGGTAAATAAGTTTTTCTATGATGATTTGAAGATATCAAATGCAGATAGAATTACAGCAAGTATAGATCCAACAAGAAGTATAGTTGCGTGGGGTTATCCGACTGGTGATGGAAACCCTGATAGAATATTATTCTACAATTATGCAGTTCAAAGATGGTCTTTGGCAGAAGTCACACATGATATGTTGGGTAGTTTTCAAACTCCTGCATACACATTAGAAGCCTTAGACAATGTAAATTCATCTTTAGATGATCTTGAGTTGTCACTAGATAGTAGAGCCTTCAGAGGTGGTCAGTTTGTATTTGGTGGTGCTAAGGACAACAAAATAGCTTTCTTTGGTGAAGGTAACTCTCTTCCTGCACAACTTGTATTAGGAGAAAAAGAGTTTGCGACTGGCAGACTTACAAACATAAATCGTATTTATCCTTACTTTGATGGAGGCGACATAACAGTCACATTAAAGTCAAGAAATACTATGGCAAACCTTGTAGGTCTTGATAGTCCATTTACAAATGGAACAGCAGGCACTTTAAATAGTGAGGGTTTTATACCATCAAGATCAAATGGAAGATTTCACACTATTCAGTTTGATATAGACAATTCTGATCAAGGGTCATTTGAGAAAATATCAGGATATGAACTAGATTTGCAGGCTTTAGGTAGGCGATGAGTTATTTAAACTTACCCGTAAATGGCGGAACACCAAGAGAGATATCGAATGTCGTCAACAATATATTAAACGGGAAGATCAATTCTACTGGCAATATAACTCTTACAAACAGTTCAGCCACGACAACTTTATACGATGCACGAATAGGTGATGACAGTGTCATTTTATTCATGCCAACAACTAGCGATGCCTCTACTGAAAATATTCATGTAACGGGCAGGCAAAAGGGGCAGGCGACATTAAATCATGCAAGTGCTACGACCACTAGATCCTACGCATATATCGTTTTCGGCTAATGCTAATCGGTGCAGAAAATGGATTACTGATGCTCTTAGGTATGCTCACAATAGTCATACTTTCGAACAAGTTATAGATATCGTCAAAAGAGGTGATGCTCAGTTATGGGCATTAAAGGACAGTGCTGTGGTGACTGAGATTGTCAGTTACCCTCAACGCAGGACACTGCGGTTTTGGCTTGCAGGAGGTAACCTTAAAACACTGTTAGAGGTAGAGCCAAAGATAAGAAAATGGTCTATATTATACCGATGTGAAGCGGTTGAAATTATAGGCAGAAAGGGTTGGGAAAAAGTGATGAAAGACTATGAACCAACTGCAATCGTTTTAGTAAAGGAATATTAATATGTCAAAAGGTGGTGGCGGAGGCGGATCTTCAGGTACAGTCAATACTACAGTTGAACCGCCTGAATACGCAAAACCCTTCTTAGAGTATGGATTAGCTCAGGCTAAAGACAGATACACTTCTGAAATGCCTTCATATTATCCATTTTCAACAACTGTAGGATTTAGTCCTGAAAGTGAAATGGCTCTTAATATGACAAGAGACAGAGCCTTAGCGGGTAGCTCTCTTGTTAATAATGCACAAAATTATATTGGTAATATTGCTCAAACTGGTGGCGGTTTAGGGTTAGGTGCAAACATATTCCAAAGAGCATCGACTGGCGGATACCAAAACGAAGCAATGCCAATGGCTAGAAATATGTTAGGCGGGGCTGACTTTGGTGAAGTCATGGGCAGAACAAGAAATATGTTGGGTGGTGCTGACTTAGGCTTATCTTTAGACAGAACGAGAGATATGTTAGGCGGTGCTAATTTCGATGAAGTTCTAGACTACACAAGATCTACTGCTAGAGGGGATATGTTAAATAGCAATCCTTATTTGCAGGGTGCTATCGATAGAGCCATAGATCCAGTAAAAGACAAAATACAATCACAATTTGCTATGTCAGGCAGATATGGATCGGGTGCTAATCAAGATGTTTTAGCTAAATCTTTAGGCGGTATAGCTTCTGATATTGCGTATGGCGACTATCAGAGAGAAAGACAAAACCAGTTAAATGCACAACAGCAATTAGGTAATCTAGCACAACAACAATTCGCTAATCAGACTGGTGCAATAGGTGCATTGAGCGGATTACAGCAACAACAATTTGCAAACCAAAGGGGTGCATTGGGTGATTTAAGTAACTTGCAACAACAGCAATTTGCCAATCAGTCAGGTGCTTTAGGAGCTTTAGGCAACTTATCTCAGGCTGATATACAGAGAAGACTTGCAGGCGGATCTGCCCTAAGTGCTATGGATACTGCAAGAATGGCAAGACAGCTAGAGGGTACAAAGTTAGCACCACAATTTGCGGAACTTGATTATAGGGATGCACAAAGGCTTGCTCAGGTTGGATCAGCAAGAGAGAGCGATGCTATGGCTCAGTTGCAGGATAATATTAATAGGTTCAACTATGAGCAAAACATAGATGATCAGAAGCTAAGAAACTATATGGCTTTAATTAGTGGCGGTACTGTCGGATCAAACACAATACAGCCAGTATTTAGAAATCAGGGTGCTAGTGCTTTAGGAGGTGCTTTAGGCGGGGCACAATTAGCATCATTAATTAATCCATCTTATGGAGCAATGGGGGCAATCGGTGGCGGATTGTTAGGGTTGATATAATGAATAGACCAATAGATGCTTTATTAGGAAATATTGATCCTTTAACTGGATTGAGAAGAGGTATGGTCGGCGGGAACGCATCCTATATGCAAAGTCCAGTAAAGGTAACTGGATTGCCTCAGATTGGTAACAATACAGCCTATAACACTGGTGTTACAATGAGGTCAGGAAATAATATTCCAGTTAGACCTATGACTAATGCGGGTGTTATACAAAATACACCATTTAAAAGCACTCCATCATTGTTAACCAGTCCTGCGACAGAACGTACAAATACTGGTTTATTAGGAACTTCTTTTAGTGATCCGAGAACTGTAGGTGCTTTAAACTCTGCCTCTGAATTGATGAAGTTAGGTGGTTATTCGGTAGGCAAGCCTGCACCAACATTAGGTCAAGCATTTGGTGTTGGAATACAATCTTATTTAAAGGGCAAGCAGGCTGAGGAAGATAGGCAAAGTAAAGCAAGCCAAAACTCTTTAAAGAACCAATTAGAAATGGCTAAGTATCTAAATGAAGTTCAGAAGATGCAGTTAGATCAGCAAAAAACTGGCAAAGAAGATGCTAAGACACAATTTACACAAGAAAAAGATTTGCGTAAGGAATTTACAGCACTAGCAAAGCCTTTTAGAGAAACAATAACTAACTTTAATAAAGCATATGCTTTCGCAAGCAAGAAAAACCCAACTGGTGCTTCTGATATAGCTTTAGTATTTAGTTATATGAAAGCACTAGATCCAAGATCTGTTGTTAGAGAAGGTGAGCAAGCACAAACTGAAAATGCGGGTGGTGTTCCTGCTTACGTTAGAAATTTCTATAACAAGTTACTTACTGGTCAAAAATTCGATCCACAAGTCAGAAAAGACATATTAGATGCTTCTAAATCTTTGGTGCAAGGACAGATACAAACACAAAAAGATCTTGAAAAAGAATATTTAGGATATTCACAAAGAAACAACCTTAATCAAGAAAATGTCTTCACATCTTTGCTTCCAAAAGCAGGAACTTTTTTAAATCCAATCAAAGTGTCTTCAATAGAAGAAGCGGAAGAAAAATTAAAAGATGGTCAATTTTTTGAGGTAAATGGGCAAATTGGAGTTATTGAATAATGGGCAAGGCTAGATTATTAGGTGAAAACTCAGTTGTTTCGCAACCTACTCAAAATAAGGTTGGCAAGTTAACTGGCATTACTCAATCTGCTTTGGAGGGTCTATCAATGGGATCTTTTGACGAAATGGCAGGGGTAGCTAAGGGTTTGTATGCTAAGTTTGCTGAAGGTAAAGATTTCAACACAGCTTATAATGAAACAGTAAATGCTATAAGAAGTGATCTTAAATCATTTAGGGAGCAAGAGCCATTATATGCTTATGGATCTGAGATTGCAGGCAGTATTCCAACAGCAGTATTTGGTGGTGCAAGATTAGCTAAAAAAGGATTAGATGCTGTAAAAAGTGCAGGACTTATGGGTGCATTTTATGGTGGATTTGCAACAGACAGCGATGATCCATTAGACAGAACAATTGGTACAACAGTTGGCGGATTGACTGGTGGCACATTACAAAAGGTTGCTCCATATGCGACTGAAAGTGCAAAAGAATTAATTAAAAGGGGAGTGCCAGTTACAGTAGGTGATGCTGTAGGTGGTGGCTTAAAAAGGGTTGAAGAGGCAATGACCTCAGTGCCTTTTGTTGGGTCAGCTATCTCAAATGCTAAAAAAAGATCTAAGCAGGCATTTGATAGAACTGTCTATGAAGAAGTTTTAGAGCCACTAAAGACATTAGGTGTAAATCCTAAAGAAGTTGTAAAAGGCAAGACTGGAAATGAATTATATGATGCTGTAGAGACAGTTGTTTCCAAAGCATATGAAGATGTTGTGCCTACACTTAAGTTACCTAATAGACAGTCAGTGCAATCTAAAATAGATGATGCAATTTATAATTCAGCAGAAACATTAGACGATAATTTAGAAAAAGTATTTTTCAAAGATTTAGAAAAAATAATTTATTCAAAATTTGATGCAGATGGCAATATATCAGGGCAAGCATATAAAACAGCTATTTCTCAGCTTAGAACTAAAGCTAGAAAGATAGGTGCATCACAGCCCACATTGTTCAGCGATGATTTAATTGGCTCTTATAAGAATGTTGAAAAAAGTTTAATTGAAATTTTAAAAGATACTAATCCAACGCAAAAAGCAAAGTTAGATGCAATAGATAAGTCTTTTAAAAGATTATTACCAGTTGAAAGAACTGTAATACAAAGTGAGGGTGGTGAATTTACTGCCGATCAAATTTTAAGAAATATTAAAAAGGCTGATACATCTTTGCGAAACAAAGATTTTGCTAGAGGCAAAGCAGATATGCAACCACTAGTAAGAGCAGGACAAGAGACAATAAAACAAAGGCTACCAAACTCAGGTACAGCAGATAGATCTATGTTAGGTAGTTTTGCTTTAGGTGGTGGTTTAGCTATAGACCCAATATCAGTCGGTATAGGCTCAGGTTTAACTGTTCCTGCATATAGTCGTTTAGGTGTTCCTGCGGTTAGAGATTTCACTACACGATTACTTGCCCCTGCTATTGGAAGAGGGTCGCCTGCATATGGCGGTCTATTAGGCTCAAACGCAGAGGATGCAAACTTTTTCGGAATGAATAGGAGATAGATAATGGCGAAAACAAAAGTCTCAGAATTTGACGCAGTAGCTTCAAATAATACAGATATAAATTCTGTAAATGTGGCGGAAGGATGTCCACCTTCAGGCATCAATAATGCTATTAGAGAGATGGCAAGTTTGCTGAAAAAGCAGGAAGTTGGCACTGATGCAATGACATCGCCTGACATTAATGGCGGTACTATAGATGGTGCAACTATAGGTGGAAGTTCAGGTGTAACAATAGGTGTGTCTGACGGCACAGTTTCCGCTCCATCTATCAAGTTCACTAGCGACACCAACACTGGTATCTATAGAGGTGGCACAGACATATTAAAGTTTGTAACAGCAGGAACAGATGCTGTAACCATAGATGCTAATCAGAATGTTGATTTAACTGGTGATTTGACTATTGGAAGTGGAACTGGTGGTGGTAACGTACCATCAGGACATGAGTTGGTTTTTGGTGCAAATAATAGTGACATTACTTTTTTATCTGACAGTGCTAGTGCAAGTGTTGATGGAACAATAGGTGCGTGGAATACAGTTTACAATTTTCAAAACAGTAAAATAGTATTTGATAAACCAAGTGCAAATACTGGTCAACTTCAATTCTTTACTAACGCAGGTTCTGGAATAACAGAACGTATGCAAATAGCTAATAACGGAGACATCAGCTTCTACGAAGACACAGGCACAACACCAAAGTTCTTTTGGGATGCTAGTGAAGAGCGATTGGGGATAGGCACTGCAAGTCCTGATAATAATCTTCATATTCTTGGCTCAAATGGTTTGAGGATTGTAAACTCTGATAATACTACTAATTTAGCTATATTAGGTTTTGATAATAACGAATCCTCTGTACTTAATTTGTATTCAAATAGCACCATCCAAGCAAAAATTCATTCAGAGGGGGTAACTTACTTTAATGGTGGCAATGTTGGTATTGGTACTAGTAGTCCTGACTACAATTTACAAGTAGAGGATACATCCTCTAATATAAGTTTAGCTTTGACATCAAGCACAGGTGGATTTTCAAGAGTAATATTTGGTGATAGTGGCTCTGCTACTATAGGAGCAGTTACATATAGAAACAGTGAAAATTCAATGGCTTTTGAAGCTAATGGTGCAGAAGCAATGCGTATAGACAGCAGTGGTCGTGTGATGATTGGCACAACCACAGAAGGCGATGGTGGTGCTGATGATTTAACAATCGCAACAACAGGTAACACTGGAATAACCATAAGGTCTGGAACTATTCATAATGGTGGTATTTATTTTAGTGACGGAACATCAGGTAATGATCAGTATCGTGGTTATATAGATTATGACCACAATGGCGATAATTTAAATTTTGCTACAGATGCTGTAGAACGTATGCGTATAGACAGTAGTGGTCGGGTGGGTATTGGGACGAGTAGTCCTGATGGATTATTGACGTTAGCCACAGCAAACTCAAGCACACCAACACTTCGTTTACAACATCCAACAAATAATGCTGATGCTACTATTGATACTTCTTATGATGGAAGTGGAACTTATCTAACTATTGGCACAAACGTATATCAATCTGGTTTTACACTTACAAAATTTGATTCAGCAAAACCTGCGTGTTTAACATATTATGACGCTAGTGGTTTTATTCTTTTTTATAATGGTGCTGCGGGTTCTTCAATTGAAGAACGTATGCGTTTAACCACCAGTGGCAACTTGTTGGTGGGTACTGGTAGTGCAGTAAACGGAGCAACTAGAGCAGGGTTTTTCAATGATGCTTCAGCAAACCAAGTTGTTAGTGTTTACAATGCAAATAATACAAGTGGTGATTCTGTATTTAATACCTTAATTGGTTCTAATTGTAATAATACAAGTTCATTTCATATAGTTTGTGGTGTAAATGGTGTTGCAAATGTTTTTTACGTTTATGGAAATGGTAATGTAGTAAATACTAATAATAGTTATGGTGCTATTTCAGATATAAAATTAAAAGAAAATATTATAAATGCTTCATCTCAATGGGATGATATTAAATCACTACAAATTCGTAAGTATAGTTTAAAATCTGATAATCTTGACACACCAAATATGCTTGGTGTAATTGCACAAGAATTAGAAACAGCAGGAATGGGTGGTTTAGTTTTTGAAGTTCCTGACAGAGATGAAAATAACAATGAACTTGAAACTACAACAAAAAACGTAAACTATTCAATACTCTACATGAAAGCAGTCAAAGCACTACAGGAAGCTATGACAAGAATAGAAACACTTGAAACAGCTAAGACAGACTTAGAAGCTAGAATAGTAGCATTAGAAACAGCCTAACTTAACTAACAGGAGTATAAAATGGCAGTAACTTGGACAATCGCAAATATGGAAAGAGACTTAGTGCAGGGAGATAACACAGATATTGTGACTATCTTGCACTGGAGAGCATCTGATGAAGACTCAGATGGTAACTCAGGGTCAGCTTATGGCACAGTCGGTGTAACACTTGTAGGAACACCAGTACCATACGCAGATATCACAGAGACACAAGCTATTGGATGGGCAAAAGATGCACTTGGTGCAGAGCAAGTCACATCAATAGAAGATGGTATAGCTGCTCAGATAGCTGCAAAAGCAAACCCAACAACAGCAAGTGGAGTA